TCGCGGCGGTGGCCTTGGCATTGGCCGCATCGGTCTTCGCGGTGGAAGCGTCCGATTTGGCGGAAGCCGCGTCGGACTTGGCCGAATTGGCCGAAGCATTGGCAGTGTTAGCCAGCGTCTCAGCATTGCCTGCGGTCTTCTTCGCGCTCTCGGCGGCGGTCTGGGCGGCATTGGCCGCATCCTTGGCCTGACCGGCGGTGNNNNTGGCCGCATTGGCGGTGTCCTGAGCGGTCCTGGCCGCACCATTGGCCGTGTCAGCTGTGCCTTGAGCGTTCTTCGCGGCGGCAGCGGCATTCTCGGCGGTCTTCTTGGCGTCGGTGGTCTTCGCCGCATTATCCGCGATATCCGACTTCGCCTGAGCGATTTCGTCGGCATTGCGCTCCACATCGGCATAGCCGAGATGGTTCCACGCGGAGCCATCCCACACCAGCGTGTCAATCACGCGGTCGGAGAGCGGCACGAGCACGGAGGGGCTGTTGTTGGGTGTTCCCTGCCAGTAGGTGTAGAAGTCGGCAAGCATGGACGGAGAGTTGTTCTTCTCCCCCTTCCAGCGAGTCCAATACTTCTGCGTCTTGAGCCACAGGTCACCGACAATCAGATTGTCCTTCGGCATGTCAGGCCCACGGAAAGTGTGATTCTTTGAGTGGGCTTCGGCATACGCCTGCGCAGCCGACTCCTTCGCCTTGCTGATCTCGCCATTCGCGGTGGTCAGGTCGCTCTTGGTCTGGGCAATGTCCTTCTGCGCCTGCGATAGGTCGGTCTTGGCTTGAGCGAGCGTCTGATTCGCTGCATCAAGATTAGACTTGTTGGACTGGATATCCTTCTGGGCCTGCGTCAGCTTCGCCGTATTATCCTTCAACGCCGTCTGGTTGTCGGCCAAATCCTTTTGAATCTGCTTGACCTCATCAGGCGAGACGGCGGAAGCCACGGTCACAGTGGCAATCGCAGACCAGTCAGACTTATTGCCCGCATGATCGACAGCACGAAACGCATAAGTATGAGACGTGCCAGCCGTCAAACCAGTAATCACATAATCGCCAATACCAGTCGAAACAGCTGCAATCTCCTTGAAACTACCATTAGTCAAACGTTCGCCAAGAATGTTCCTGTCCCAGTCAATCGGCATGGAACCACCATCAGCAGTTTTTCCATCCCAATTAACCGAAACCACACCCAACTCAGACGAAAGAATCGGCTTAGACGGTACAGGAGGAGGAGTCGTATCCTTAGCGACAGTCAACGCGAACACGCTAGACCATTCGCCCATCTGATCTGAATACGATGGGACAGCACGCACTCGGATAAGAATCTGAACACCACAATCCAAATTCGACCAAGACAACGTGTGCTCGGTTGTAGTACCAGCCGAATGCCACTCATATCCAGTCTTATTCACACGATATTCGACCACATACGACGTGATGTCCATAGCAGTGCCATCAGTAGCCAACGTCACATCATCCCAACGGGCGGTCACCATGCCACGCGCATACCCGTTCACATTGATGTACGCATCGGAATTGGCTGACAGGTTTTGAGGAGCCTTCGGAACACGATGATCCTTCTCAGGAGCCGGAATCGCACCAGACGCGCCACCCAAATGAGCACCACCGGTAATACCGTTCATACGCTTCGTCAAACGAACCGAGGAATCATAATTCTTATCGTTCAGAATCAGCGAAGCCTTGAACCCAGTCGAGTCGAGTTGCAAAGTGACCTGTTGGACACGGACCTTCTCACGGTTCGCCACTGTAGGCGCGGTAATCCAATCGCCTATCGTGTAATCGATGAGCGGCAGACAAGACGCTTCGACAACGTTCACGGATCGCGTGTACTGTCCGCGAACCCTAGCCGCGTTAGCCAACGTCGGTTTGATGAGATGTTCGGCGGTCTCCTTCTTGTTCACACCCTGTTGGCTTGAATACAATTCCCAACCGCCCCAAGGCTTCGGGGCGTTCGGATTATCCTGGCGGAAATTAATATTGTCGCCACGTACAAGGATCGAGGAAGCCAGACCATCAATACTCTCATCGTCAGGAGCTTCGGACACATCCTGAGCAAGCGTCACCACACACGATTTAGACAAGTCACGGCATATGGCGACACTATCCGCGTTCCATAACAGCAGTTGCCGGGCATCAGTACGCCAATCGCACAAGCCGTTGTTCACCAGCGAATCCAACACGTCCTGTATGGAAATGCCAAGATCGTAATATATGCTCGGCAGCATGTAGCCCCACTGTTTGCCAGCGGAATCGGCACCGGAAGTGAACCGGCTGCAATCAACTTTCACGCCGCCACGATTCCAATTCTCATCCATGAACGTGCGCATGATCGTGCCAGCGTTCGCGTTCGCGAATTTACGGGTGCCTTTCTCGTCTCCGCTGGTCTCCAATCTGGACGTGTCCAGATTCAAAGCCTTCTTCAACAGCCACCCGTAGGAAACGCCGGTCAACGACACCGTGTCGGACACGTCCAAAGCGTTCCTTGAACGTGAAGCGATAACAAACCGGCCATTATACGGTTCAATCCAGCGTCCACCATCAGACACTTCCACGGCGATTTCCAAGCCGGTTTCAAGACGCCGGTCAAGAATCTCACCACGCAAAGCTTTACGCGAATAGCTGACGGTCAAAGCACCTACAGCATCATGAGTGAACGACACAGTATAGGAAGTCGGCTCAGGCAGCAATCCAAGCTTGCTTCCATTGGCCTGATATGCGACAAGACGAGATTTTAGAGTCTTACCCATAAGCATCCCTCAACTTAAAAAGAAAGAAGCCAGTGGAAATCACCACCAGCTTCTCTTAAACCTGCACGCCACATTCCCGGAACCAGTGGCCTTAACTGCAATCCTGTAGTCACCAGAAACATCAGGATTGACTTGCAACCTACCGGAAGGCAGATAATCCAATCCGACTATCTCGTTCTGAGAACCGCCAGACCATGCGGAATCACTATCGGAACTCCATGCAGTCAACGATCCCGCATCCAAATACAAGTAAGGCCGAGCATCCACGCGCGTGCCAGACCATGTGATACCGGTACCGGATACCGTATCCTTCACCGTTATGCCCGTCACACCTTTCGGGAAACGAAACACCATGTCTGTTATGGGAGCGTCACCGCAACTATACGGAAGTTGAGTGGAAAGCACACTCGGACTAGCGTTCGGAACGCCCTGCCAGAACGTGTAGTATCCGGCGGACGGCATCACCGAACCACCGGACATGACCTTCCCACCGTTCAAAGGCAGTGAGACGGTCTCATGCGTGACGGAACGCCACCACACGTCAGGCATGGCGAACACGGCAGTGAATGGAACGAAACGGTTCGGATGGCTCTTTGAATCATCAGGACTCAAAGAGGTCAACTCGACACGGGTGCGCTGCTCGACACCATCGACAATCCGACTCATGACAAGATTCGGCATCGTGCATAACCGCATCAGCCTGGATGATTCACCAAGCACGTCAGGCTCCCAAGCGCATACCTGCAACGACAATTGACGTTCCGAAAACCTAGGCGTCATGCCGGAAGGGATGGAACCATGCCGTTGCGGAACTGTCGAAACGGTACGGTCAACACTGATGGCGCTCAACAATGTCGAGCCAACAGTGACGATGCAGTTCTCCGAATCAAGAGGAACATTATTCAACTTGTAGAAACACGTGGAAAAAGCCACGATACTCCCCTCTCACATGCCGATCATCGCAGCCTTGTCCAACTTCTGATTCGTTTGAACCGAGATTGGTGTGATGGTCGGATATTGGAAGTTCTGCGTGATGTTGTATGTAGGGCCGCTTTCAAACTTGACATCGTCGGAAGAGCCTGCGGAATAGTCCGAAACCATGGAAGGCATCGAAACACGAGTCATACGACGCGCGTTCTTCAAATACTGGCTTGGGATGTCACCGCTCGCATTGATGGCGCTCATCACTCCCTTGCCGTACAGGGCTTCCATGCTATGCACTGCGGCGGCACGTACGACATATTCACCGGTGGACACGTCGGTGGAATCGTTCAAAGCGATGGAATCGCTCGTGTTCGTTCCGCGTCCGACGATCCTGCCGGTGCGGGTCACATTATCGCCTTCGACCTCACCGCCTGTNNTCGCACGCCTTCTCTTGACTCCGAAAATAGCGCTGAACGTCCTGCTCGCCCATTTTTTGCCCTCGCTCCACAAAGTGCCGAGCATTCCCCAGAAGCCACCGGAAATATTTCCACCGAACTGTGCGTTATACGTGCTTCCATTCCACTGGTTCGCGGTGCGCTCAGCACTGCGTTTCGCAGGCTGGGTGTTGTCCCTCGCGCCGAGTGACGCGGTGGGTCTCAACGAACCGTAGGCGTTGGCGTCGCCTTTCAAATAGTCAATGGTCATCGAAGCAAGATCGGAAGCCTTCAGATTGGTCGTATAGCCATTGCCATCAGTGCCCTTCTTGAACAGGTCGGCATGTTTCCTGACCTCATCGGTAGCGACAACGGCCTGATTGCCGTTGGCATCCAACACGATGGTGTATTTGCCTGAACCGTCTGTGCTCGCATTGTTCATGAGATTGTTCACGGTTGATTGAACCTCATCCGCGCTGGACAATGCTCCGCTGTTGATACCGTCAAGGACCGTGGTGAAGATGGCCGTATTGCCCTCGCCGGGGAACAATGCCCGCAAATCAGACAGGTAGGATGTCAGATTCTGCTTCGACTGTTCCGTTTCAGTCTTGAACAATGTCTTGACCTCTTCAGGAGTCAACCCATACAGTTGTTGCAGTTTCTGAATCTCCGACTCCGGGACGCCCATCGCCTTCGCCGTCTCGTAGAACTGTGTTGACAATTCCTGCTGTTTCGCATTCACCTCATCGGTTGACGCGCCGGAAGCAACCAACTGTTCAAGCCAATCATGGCCTGTCGTAGCGAGATTCTGCAAGCTGGTCTGAGCCAACTGTCCAGCCTCGGTCATGTTATTGAACGAGTCCGCGGCACTGTCCCAAACGTTCTGTACGCCCAATTCCTTGATGCGTTGGATGGAATCACCCAAACCGTTGTAAATCTGACCATATTCCGTTGCGACACTCAAAGCGTTCTGCTGCGCGGTACGCTGATTGTTGATAATGTCGTTGTACTTCTGCGCGGCACTGTTCAACATCTGCTGACGTTGAGATTGAGTCGCAATGGCAATGGAAACCGAATCGGAATCCTCACCCATCTCGATCAAACTCTTCGCATAGCCGGCAGCATGACCATTCGCGACGGAAGTCGCTTCCGCATTATCGATGTACTGCTGACGTGCCTTCTCCATTACTGCTATAAGCTTCTTGGCTGCACCAGCTTCATTGCCGTAATTCTGCGTCGCGGTAGCCGAATAAGTGCTGTGAGCATCATATGTGGCCTTCAACTGATTCATCATCGAGTTGTAAGCCTTCGTACTGCCGCTCGCAGCCTTGCTCAGGTCAGTGGTCGAAACACCAAGCTTGTCGGCGGCTTCGGCAGTATTCTTGAATCCAGTTGTCCAATCATCCAACCAGCTCCAACCAGTCTCAGCATAATTACCGTCCTTGAACGCATCCTGAATCGCGGAAGCGACATTGGATAACGCGCCGGAAGCTTCGGCGGTCGAATCAGGAATCTTACCCAACGCTGCCGCAATATTCTCGGAAGCACGCTCAGTCGCCTGAGCTTTCGCATTGTAATCGGAATACGCTGCGACTGCTGCCGTAATGGCAGCCACGCCCCAAGTCACCGGATTGGAAACCGTAGACGCAAGCATCCCACCCAAACCAGACGCAACAGCCTTCACCTTGCCCATCGCGCCCTCAGCAGAGCCGACATTCGACACGAACTTAGAAACAGCGGGATTAGACGCCACCCACCCCTGAGCGACATTCTTCAACGTCACACCAGTACCGGCGGAAGTCACGCCCAACTCCATCAAAGCCTTCTGCCATTGCAGCGACTTCATCGTGTTCTCAACCACGGCAAGCTTCACCGTGTCCAAAGCGGTCTTGCCAGCCTTGCCGAACGTGGCGAACACGCCCAACGCGGCCTGAATCGGTTCCGGCAGCAACGCGCTGAAAGCCTTAGCCACAGCCTCGGCGGCGGTAGCGATAGCCTGAATCAGCGGAGCAGAAGCACGAAGAGAAGCAGCCAATGTGCCGCCGAACGTCTTAGACAGTTGCCCGACAGTCGAAAGCAGCTGGCTGAACATCGGACTCACATCGCCAACAGCGTTGAACACCTTCTGGAAACCATCGGAAACACCAGACGAGAAATCGGAAATACCACCGCTACTGTTCTTCAACAGGCGGCTCACATTCTTCGTGAACGAAGCAATCGTCCTACCGGCATCACCGAAAACATTTCCCACGGTATGCCGCAGAGAATAGCCAGCGTCACCAATCTCGGAGAATGAATCACGCATCGCGGACTGCGCCACTTTAGCGCCAACGGCCCACGACTTCAACGTGTCTTGGAACTTTGCCGAATTGACAGCCTTATCCGCCTTCTGCAACTCCTTGGAGAAGCTTTGGATGCCATTCTGGTCCTCAGCCAAAGCGGAATACAAGCCGGAAGCAATACCCATGAGCGCTTTCACGGAATTCTTCAAATATCCAGCCTGTTCAATGACACGCTGCATCGACTTCTCAATCTCACCGGACGCGCGTGCGTTATCGACCCAACGTGCGAACTGATCCGCAAGCTCACTCACATACCGTGTGGCACGAGGGAGATACTGGCTAGTTGAATCGCCAAGATTCAGGAAAGCCTTGACAAGTCTCTCAACACCCGGTTCCAAATAAGTCAACGACTTATTCACATCGTTGAAAATGCTGGATACGACGCTTGTCTTATCGGCTTCCTTGACCATCTTGGTCATGCCGACGACGATTCGTCCCTCATGGTCGGCAAGAGTTGACATTTGGGGAATCAACGTGTCGGCAATGGAATCAGCCAATCCACGGATGGCCGGACGGGCCTGACCGTAGAACGCGTTAACCACGCTGTCGGACAGTTTGCCTAACTTTGTGGATGCAATGTCGATCTGCTCGCTCCAAGTGGCGCCCTTTTCGCCCCAAATCATCTTCACGGACGCATAGGCGGCGCCCAATCCGACGAGAGCGGCAGGAGC